CACATACGGTACGGGATGATTTTTGAAATTTAAGGGTTTTCCATATAGAAAAGCATCTAATAAATCGAACACATAGGCTGGTACCAGATCACTCACTAGTATCTCTTTTCTTATTACAGTAAATACAAGTTTCAATACACTTATTTTCTTTTACATTCAGACATCTAAGTGTATAGCATTCCTTCTTATATTTATGTTCATGTTCCATTTGCTACCTCGTTTTTCACTACCATTACGTAGGCTTCTTTTAAAAGTTCAATTCCACTGTGGTCACGATAATTTTGTCTATATACAACTTTTTGAATTCCACTTTGTACAATCGCTTCTGCACACTTTGTGCAAGGTTCTGTTGTACAGTAAATTGTTGCACCATTCACAGAAACACCGTTTCTAGCAGCAAAGTAAACTGCATTAGCTTCAGCATGAACTGCTAATTGACATCCATTATTGGGATGAGCTGGACATTCAGGATCATGAATTTCTGCACCGAATTTAATTAAATCTGCTGCACAATTACATTCATGATCACAGTGAGACATACCAGATAAACTGCCATTGTAACCTGTACTAAGAACAACTCCTTTAGAATCCGCAATCACAGCCCCATTTTGTCTACGGGAACAAGTTCCACGTTTTGAGACTGTGATTGCGATTTCTAATAGAGTTTCTTCAATTGAAGGTCTGATCATTTCGAAGAAGCCTTAATCCACAACTCTCCATTTTCATGCTCGATATACTCAACAGTAGGTGCCGTATCTAATTCTTCTTTAGATAAATCAAAAACACGGTCTACTAATTGCACATCTAACAATCTCTGAATTTTAAATAAAAGTGCTCCTACAATTTGATCATGTATTTTTCTCTCTAGCATTACTCTTCTTTCTTAAGCTTCAATTCTACCTGATCAGTAACAAAGATTTCCTTCATTTCAATCTCAGGAGCATCTTCAATTTCTTCTCTAGAAAGAGTTACTGTACCATTAGGAAATAATCTATTTAAGATAGCCGCAAGCATTCTTGCAGTATCTGGCTTAGCTTCCATTAATACTTCCCATTATTCTTTCCAGTAGTCGTCTGACCCTTAGTGCCACCATGACTCATAGTCTTAGTCTGCTTTTTCTGGCCCTTAGCTGCGGAAGCATGTCCGCTATTACTTTTATTTGCCATTCTTTTCACTTCTCTCGTTAACAACTACCTGGTGGCGGTGGAGGAATACATTGTTCATTCCAACCAATACTAGCAATAGTATGGTAAGCATTATTACCCATATATCCCATAGGAACATTTCGAAGATCTGGTTCAGCTTGATACCAATTAGCATTATAACTAGTAATACCGGTGCTTGAATTACAATTCAACCCATTATAGAACGAGATGCTATCGGCATTACTATAAGCTCCATTACCATTTACAATAAGACCCGCTGAATTATCCCAGACTTTTGTCCCATTAGGCCAATAGGCCGCAGGTTCAGTCAAATTAATGCAAAGTTGGTTTCGTAAATTAGTAAACGATGAGCGCCAGCCAGGATTTGCATCACCGGGAGGGGCACTTAAATTAAGCCATTGATATAAACAAACCCAGTTATCTTGACAACCGTAATTAGTTGACGCACTGGCGGGACCAGATACAGCAAACACGCTAAAAAATACAAGTGATAAAGCCGCTAAAGCTAATCCTAATTTTCTCAACATTAAGCACTCACATAAGTAAAGTTAGTAGTCACAGTTTTTCCTGAACCAGTAAATGTAGTAACACATCTGAATACGTAAGTACCAGCAAGATCAGGAGTGAAGTTAGCCGTCGCAGTAGATCCATTGTTTACAGTCGCAGTCGATCCACCAGGAACAGTAGGTAAAGTCCAAGCATAAGTAAAACCAGTAGTTTTAGCATCTTTTCTTGGATTACGAACACCACGAACCTGATTTACTCTTGCACCAGAAGAACTGAGGGGTCCGAAAGGATCAACTGAAACATGTCCCTGAATTACTCGCCAGTTATTAGCGTCAATACCACCAGGACGGTTTTCCTGTAATCCGCCAGGAGGAGTAATTTTCAACCCTCCGGCATTTTGAGCAGCCATTTGATTCTCCTTTACTGAGTCATGGCATCTTTTACATAAAAGCTGACGCCTTTCATCGGAGTCAGAATTTCGGCCACCCTGTAAGGGTTCTACATGGTGCCATTCAAGTTTACAAATAGTTACTGGACAACCACACTTCCAGCAATAGGGAGCTATTTTCATCGCTCGATTTTTAGCTTCATAATGTTCTTTGTTATAACCACGAGCTTGCCTAGTTCTATGTTTAGGGCATCGAGATTCATCACTGATAGTCCCACACACCAGACACATCTTCTTTGCCATAGCTACCCTATTTCATTCAATTCAGAAAAGCTCAGAGTCTCTGGAGCCAGGGAACGGAACCAGATGGAAAAGATTCTAATTAGAATTGCTTTAAACTGATTCCCATTCTTTTTCATCAATAAACTCAGCCCACTCCACAGGAGTGGTGAAGCGAGTCACTTTCATGCCACCAGGATTAGCTAAACCAACATCCTCATAAACATAATCAGCTACCGCAGAGCAAATTACATGGGTAGGAACATCATTCCCTCTAAAATCAGTCCACTGTGTAGTTATCCCCATAGTTTGAAGCGCGATTTCAATATAAGCACTATAATCATATTTCGTACCTAGAAGCTCTTTCATAGTTTCAACGATTTTTGATCGCTGTAAAGCGTCTTTAGGTTGATCTACATTAGTCAGTGCCCAATTACCGTTTCTTTTTCCTAATTCCGCCCAACCGACACCGCCAGGACGACCCTCAATTCCCCAATATCTACCCTGTAAATCAGTGTGTGTGAAGACAATAATATGCCCACCTTGACGGTATTTAGCTTTTCCAGTCAGAACAGCTTGGAGCCAAATTAGGATTCGAATAACCCAAACTCCCATTTCCGTCACGATAACATCGCCCGGTTTCAATGTAGTTAGATCTAAATTAGCCATATTTGCTACCTTCAATGTAGTCACTAGACAATAGACAGCGACTAGACTAGTCATTGGACAAGTAAATTCATACAGTTCATACAGATCAGTCTCAGCTCAGTCTCCCAACGTGAGCTGAATGAGCTGTATGCTCTGACCTGCCCATATATATCAAAGAATACTCTCCCCTAGGCATACAGCTCATCACGGGGAGACTGAGCCCTATGTGAGCTGTATGCCAGAGAAATTAGTTAGAGAGCCTCTTTCAGGGCCGCGATTTGCTCGTCAGAAAGCCCATCTTTCAACGTACTTACTAACGTATGGGTATCAACTTGCCCTAAAGCGGTCACAACGGCAGTTGCATTTTCCTCTGCCGTAGGCACATCTAAAGCGTCCTTAATAGCCTGTAATTCAGCAGGCTCTAAATCTACTTTAGCTAATACAGTTTGTAATACAGTACTAACTGCTTTAACTTGCTTACCGATATCTCCAATTGCTGCCCATGCGGAGGTAAAAGTTCCAGTTACTCCGTTAGGAATACCTTGATCTAGGGCATCTCGTCCGATTTTAGAAGTAACTCCGCCACCGTCAGAACGAGTAGTGCGAGCAAAGAAATCAGTAATCCATTGTTTGTCATCAGCACTTAAGCTCACGAGTTCATCCAATCGATAGTTGTAATAGTTTTCATCTGCGGCGTCCGAATAGGCACCTGACAAATGAATATGTTCAGTATGAGCACTGGAGCCGGTATAGGTTTCTTGTGCCCAGTTATTAGAGTCACGGTAAATTCGTCTATTGTAGATCATGTATCGAATCGGGAAGCTGTTATCTTTCTTTGCCAAGGTAATGAGATGTTGCAAAATATCTTCCATTGACACGTCTAGATTTCCAGTATTCGAATCGATATCGATCGCTCTTACTTCCTGTTTCGAATCAGAATCATTATCCCATTCCGCATTGTGCTGACTAGTATCGTCAGGATTGTGACCACTATTTTCTTGACTATGGGCGTAATCTCCAACTGTACCGTCACTAGTTTTATCTCGGGTTGGGAAATTTTCATTCATCTGATCACGAAAAGCTTGTAAATTGCGAGTTAATACCCAAGCCATTCTTGTATCAAACTCCTCTGATGTTCCTTTATACACATTGACATCAGTTTTCGTCGATGTACCAGGAACATTCGCGTTTGAGCTATATTGCCAACACTCCGGCGTAACATTTCCATAAGGAGCAAATCCAATGTCCTTTGTTTTCGGGTCACTTTGAATGTCTACGTATAGCTGGTCGAATTGAATCCCTATTGCTACAGTAGAATAACTAGAAGCAACCAAAGGACCACGAGCAATTTCCATTAGTGGCTGCAAATCTGGACTCTGTAACCAATTTTGCCACACCCATTTTGGAAGATAGACCATTAACTTTCGATTGCTGGTTCCCTTTTCTAGATTAGAAAACTCCTGGGCAAAGAGCTCAGCGTCAGAAAGCCTAGGCCATAGATCATTTTGTCTTAGAGCATCATATGGTTCAATGTCCACCATTGCATAGTCAGCAGAGACAGAATTCAATTGATCTCTAAAATAAGCAACTTGTCGCTGAATTGAATTGAGATCACCATGAATTAGATTGTGATAACCGCCCACTTTAAGTCCAGCTTTCTTAGCCGCTAAGGCCATTTCTTTAAAATATCTGGTTTGTGGGCTGTAAATCTGAGGATCACCATAGGAAGCTCTAATAATTACTACATCGATCCCAGACGATCTGATACGACCCCAATCCAAGTTACCCTGATTGCGATCCCAATCGTAATGGGATACATCGATATAGAACATTACGTGGCTACCCCTCCTTTAGCAATTCGCTCAATAAGAGTGTGCGGTCTATCGTCAAGTGGAATCGATTTATCAGCAGGAAGCATTGTTGCATTCATCAATTCCTGCATTTCGACTAATTCCTCTACAGTGAAGGTGTCTCGCATTTGCTTCTTAAAACGGTATCGAAGTCCGTCTTTCGTTAGCATATGTTCAGCACAAACCTGATGACCCGATTGAGGCCGCTTACACTTGTGCGCCATTTGGCACCTCCCTTTTGCATAGTCCTATCTGACGTCCACATGGGACCGTCCAGTGTGGACTATTCTCGCGCGCACGCGCGGGGGATCTCATAGATCTCCCATGTCTAAGTATGAATGGGGTCCGGCGCTTCACTTCTAGAACTGTTAATGAGAGTTCTAGAACTCTTTCGATCATCAGTGCCAGCGGCCATAAGTAAGGCTAGGCTAACCTGTGGTTTTGTAGGAGCGATTTTCCCGAAGATCGTTTTAAGACCCTGGTATTAGTGCCCCTTGACCGAAAATCCTAGGAAAATCGTTCCTGTACAAAATCCCAGGTCGCGACCAGCACAAACGTAGATCAACAACCTTGGCCGCTGTGCCCAGTGTCTAGCGAGCCCGTTACAAAACTGCTGGTCAGAGGCTTGTCTCCTGTTGAAGCGCCGGACCCCCGTAAGCTGGATAATGTGAGATGCAGCACAAACCTAACTGAGTGTCCGAAATTTCAACATATTGCCAGCATACAAGATCATCAATCATGTGACCTGGTGCACTGTCATCGTGACCGTGGTCACACTAGAATCAGACATTTAGGTACAAGTTATACCTGAACATGAGACTAGTTGTCTGTGACCGGAGTCACCAAAATTACTAGACTTTTTAGGACAAATTGTACCTAGTCACTAGAACAGTTGACTGTGACCGGCTCCACATTTTGACCAGACTTTTTAGAACAAATCAGACACTAGAAAGTTATGATCTTCGATTCCTGGTGTCCGTTTCGTGAATATCGTTCCCTAGTCCCGAGACTATTGTGAGCGTCATCACAGAGGCCAATCTACCTGGGAAAACGTAGATCAAAAACAAGTGATGTGACTCAGGTTACAGCAATTAGGGCCGGGGAAGCGCATAGTTATCCCATCACCGCAGCACAGACGTACGGGGCACGCAGTACACGCCCCGGACATCCGAGAGCGGGTGGGACAACTCAAGAGCACTAGCATGTCACGTATCAGTGGCTGACGATACCTTCGGCACCTTTGTGCCTTACGGGGTCTGGCAGAGCTGTATGGGAGCGCGCGGGTAAAATCCGGGCGGAGCCAGCAGATGATCACCAGCGGTCAGTCCCGCGTACGAGAAAATCCGCCGCGCCTAGCACGCGCCACGGTGACCGCTGCAATCTCTTGACTACAGATCTTGCTTCCTGATCGATCAGGGCGCGTGATGCCGATTGACTTGTCTCGGCTACTACCGCGACGGATGGAGATACAGGGTTCGAATCCCTACAGTTTAAAGAGGCAGATCGATAAATTGCTGGTGTTGGAGGATTACCGAGCATTGAAAGTGGCTTTCTGAGATACGGAAGTCGCCGTGAAGTGCATCGCCCTTAAAACCAACGCTTAAACTTTGCTAGCTCTCACTGCCGCGCTTCATCGGTTAGGATTTCCTAGAGAGCTAGTCATGGGCTAACGGTTAGTCAGCCAACTCGATTAGAGGCAAGGAAGCTGGTACCCCGACAGAGAAACGGTCCCCTGTTACAGGATCCGTGATGAACTGATCGGCCCTAAATCCTCTCTAATGTGCGCTGCAAGCGGGTTCGATTCCCACTAAGCCCTCGGAAAGGAGAGCATAATGTCTATGCTTGTTCTGATTGATCGAGACGTGAAGCGTGGTGAATCTCGCCATGAGATAACGGTTTCTGATCGAGACGCAGCCCGGATCCTTCTTAAAGGTGACCTTCGGGCGACAGCTGATCGGGCATGGGGAAACGCAATTCTGGCACAGTTCGATTCGGGCAAGGATGAAATTCTCGCTCAGAATGGTCCGGGTCTGGAATTCGTCGTGATCTACAAAGCGTAATAGGTAGCTCTGAGAAATAGCGTGATGCTGGGAATCGAATTCCCCTCAGAGCACTTGGTAGAGAGAAGCAATCCTCTCGCAAAGGGGATAAGTGAAAGGGAAACGAGCCCTGTCAGTGGAAACAAGCTGCTGACACTCTACCTAAAACTTCGGATTCCCAACCGGTTAAAGGGGAAATGAAAATGCAGCGTGGCACTCTGGTTCGGGTTTACCCTGTCAGTTTGGCTGGCACTTGCTTGCCTTCCTGGGTAGGCCGAATCGAGAAAATCCACAACGACGAAGTTGTGGCTGTTTCAAATGGGACTCGCACCGATAATTTCGTTCACGTCAGCGAAATTAAGGAGATCAGTGAAGTCTTACCAGTCCCGACGTACGAGAAGTAGCTGTAAGTTCGCACCGGCTGTTTGCATGCTCCTTTTCCAACAGGAGTTTGAACAATGGTGCGATATGCATCTAACTGATCAGCAATTGGCAGAGATTCGGGGCTTACCGCTAGTTAGGCTTCCGAATTCGCACTATCACGATTTCATCGCACTAGCGAATGCATTTGAGTAGGTAGCGACTTTTGCCGTGGGGGAGCGTGACTTAGTCTCCGTTCCTCTACGTGCTTGCCCTATTCGGCTAACGGAAGGCCGACAGATTCTCAATCTGTAAATGGCGGGTTCGATTCCCCCATAGGGTACGTGACTAATGTGATTGTTCTCGGTCCTAATGGCATCGACAGTCGCGACGGACATTCCTATCACGTGCATGCGAAATCCTGTCAGGATCTTCGTAATTACAAGGGATCGGAGTTCGCTAACGACAAGGCGAATCCTCTGGACGTAAACTCGGTCGAGGAAATCGCGGAGTACGTTTACGATTTTGAGGACAATCCTCAAGATCTGGTCGGGGAGTTCTACGTATTCCCCTGTGTTCATTTTGAGGCGAGCAATGGTAATAGCGTTAATCCTGTTCGGGATCTGGGTAGTAGCAACAGCGGAACTAGTGCACCGGAAGGTGAACCGATGACTACTGTTTCATTCGAAATGTATACCGAGGATTTTTGGGTGTCATTTGAGGTTGAGACCTCGGAACCCAATACCCTCATTCACAATCTGATCAAGCTCAAGAATACCCGCAACATCCACTTCGTGTACTGAAAGAGGGATCATGGAATTCCCCGATTGGGTTACTGGTCCTACTCTCTGCGCCACTCGCACCTATTCGGTTTCGCTTGCTGTCGATAAGCGTGATCCTAAGGTCGCGAACAAGTACCCGACAAAGATTGTCAAATCCATGGCCAATGACCCGACAGTCTTGGTCCGTAACAAGGA